GGGGTAACAACTATGGGGTAGAGCGAAAAAAAGCTCAACGGCTAGAAGGTCGGCTGCAATTTACTCTAGCAGATCAAGAAGGGGATATTGAGATTCCACTTGGTACACGGATTCGTACCGAGCCCTTAAATGACATTGTTTATGAATTGGAAACAACTTATCCAATCGTTCTAGATAAAGATGATGACTCAATTAGTGTGCCGGTTAGGGCAGTGGCAGAGGGCAAGGCTTATAACTTGGAAACGGGTCAGTATGTGAACTGTGATATCCAAGGTGTCACTGTGACAAATCCTGATGCTTGGATTCAAGTAGTCGGGGACGATGATGAAGACATTGAAGCTTATCGCTTGCGTATTCGTAATGCTTTTAATTCCTTAAGTCATTATCACACGGATGGGGTATATCGACACCTGATTGCGAAATTTGCTGGTGTCTCCACCGACATGATTTGGTTTGAACATGATGCCCCAAGAGGACCAGGAAGTGCCAATGCTTACGTTCTGTTCGAACTTGATGCCCCAGCTGACAGTTATCTAGAGATTATTAATCGCATGATAAGGGATGAAGGCTATCACGGGCATGGTGATGATTTGAAAGTGTTCAATATGCCTGTAAAAAATGTAGACCTTACTGCCGATGTATATTTTTCAACATCTGTTACAAGTGAAGAGAAGAGCAGCATTTTAGTTGGTATCAAACAGGCGATTGAGTCTGCTTTTAGGTCAAACTCAGCTTACTTAATGACTCAAACTTTACCTTTTTCACGATTTTCTTTAACTCGTTTAGCTAGTGAGATTTACCTTAATTTTCAAGAAATAGAAAGTATTGAGCTCTCTTATAAGACTGACCAAATTGATTTTAGTCAGGACGATATAGTGTCTGAACTTGAGGTCCCTAATTTAAGAACTCTTTCTGTAAGTGAGGGCTAATCATGGTTGATAAGTTTGAATTACCAATGTGGATTCGTGAAGGCAAAGAAATTAATAAACTAGCGGATGCTTTTGCGACTTTTTGGGATAAAACGGAAGGCTGGATAAAGACGCCGCTCAACCAGCTAGATGCCGAGACTTGCCATGTTTATGTATTAAAGCTTTTGGCGTATCAAAATGATATTGACCGATTTGCTGATGAACCAGATTATCTTTTTCGGGGGTGAAAAATGCCATAGATGCGGGCAGTAAAGGCGGCTTTAAAGAGGTTCTTGCTCGCTTTGATGTGCCCTTGTATGGGCAGATAGAAAGAGACAGTGAAAGTGACTGGGATGTCATTACTCTTTGGCTGGCTGACTCTAGTTTGACCCAAAATCCAGAGCTTGCTCACCATATTATCCGCCAATACGGGAGGACGTGCAGACGCTATGAATTCCTCATGGTAGATGGGTTAGAGGGGGTTGGGGTTGAAGGAAAGAATGCCTGCCTTGATAGAGCTGTTATTTCTTTAAATCAGCGTCCAGATTGGGTCTTTAAAGATGGAGCAGAGGCTTTCTCTATATCTATTAGATCGAGTCAAATTAGCCGTTCAGTAGACATGCTTCAGGCACCAGAAGGCGTTGCTTTAGTTGATGAGTTGGAATATGTCCAAGTGGGGATGAACCAATATTTAGTGGAAAGAAGTGAAGATAGGATACAAGTAATTTAAGGATGAATTATGACAGATAATATAAGTGGAACCATAACGGATGCAGGAGCGCGTTATATCGCCGAAAGGGCGGCCAGTTTAGAGCCCGTATTAATAAAGCATTTTATTTTAGCCAATATTCCAGGGGTGGATGAAACCACGCCAGCCAGCACCAGTGCAGGTATTCCGTCGAATACTTATCAGCAAGATAAGGTGGATGCCCCTGACCCCCATTATAACGATGATAATGCGGTGACTTACTCTCTTGTCTTAGGCAATGATGTGGGGGATTACGACTTTAACTATTATGGCGCAGTGACGGAGACAGGCGTTTTGTTAGCCTACTCCTATATTCCGTTGAATAAAAAGCGCAAAGGTATAGGGCAGGTGATTAACCGTAATTTAGTCGTGCCCTTTAGCAATGCCAAGCAGCTCACTGGGGCTGACCTGCCACTGGAATCTTGGCAGTTTGATTACGAAGCAGAAATGCTCACTATGCAAACTAGCATAATGCAAAACAGCGCTGCAACAATCTCAGCTTTAAGCAGTGCTATTAAAAATCATGAAAGATTATTAACTCTGGAAGGGAAACTATGAGTGAATTAAGTACAGCGATGGCAGCTTTAACGTTGGCTGCGACTGAAATGAAAGACGCTAAGGAATCATTTGAGTTAGTTAGAGTTGATGCAGATGTTGCTATTAATGAGGTAAATACTAACTTTGCTGAAAAAGCAGCGTCATTAACGATTATGGCCACAGATGGATACCGTAAAGCCATCGAAGATGCCAGTGGTGGCCGTAATACGGTCATTTACGACGCACAAGGCAACCCAAATGTGATGGTGGTAATTCCACGTTTTAATGTCGAAGATTTAGGGTTAGATGAGCTTAACCTTGGTACAGGCACACACCCAGCTTTCAAAACTAATGGTGTTGATCGAGGTGAAATTTTAATCGGTAAATATCTAGCCTCAGAGGGTGCAAATGGGGGGTGTTCTGTCATTGGAGGAGTGCAACCAAAAACAAGTGTTGATTATGACGAGTCTAAGCTGCTTTGTACCCAAAAAGGTGATGGTTGGCACCTTATGTCAGCACATGAGTGGGCTGCGATTGCGCTTTGGTCTTTAGCGAATGGAACAGTCCCTCGTGGTAATACAAATTACGGTCGATCTCACGAAAAAAAATGGGAAGCAGCAAGACGATATGACTCTGGTATGCCGGGAGATAGTAGTGGAGTTGCACGAACATCAAATGGTTCAGGTCCTAATACTTGGTCGCATGATCATAGCGATTTTGGTGTGCAAGATCTCGTAGGAAATGTATGGGAATGGCTTGATCAGATGAGGCTAGAAGAAGGGCAAGTTATTACAACACTTGATAATGACACTTTACTCAAAGAAGAGGATTGGTATCGTCATTTAGCTTACTTTGATTCAAGTTCAAACTCTATTACTTCTGAATTAATCGGTGCTCCGATACTAAGTGCAAGTGTTAAAAATCGAAATGGAGCCATAGGAGATAATACCCATGCTGCTTATGCCCATAATAGCTCAATATCGTCTATTGCAAAGGATTCAAGTTATATAGGAAGTGAACTTTTACGATGTCTTCGGGTTGAGTTTAATGATAGCACTCTGTCAAACGGTGCTTTGTATGCAAGAAATTATGGTTCTCGATTTCCTTTGCGTGGTGGTACTTGGGGAAGTGGCTCATTCGCAGGCCTAGAAGCACTAAGTTTGAGTACCGCTCGTACAAATATGGGAAGTAGTATTGGCTTTCGCCCAGCTTATTTTGTTTAAGGAGCTTTCATGAATACATACATTTTTAATGGCCAAACTCACTCTGTTTTCACAGACGCTTACATGCTTAATTTAGGGATGAATACTGAACAAACAGAGTCAGTTCTAAATCAAAAAGCCTTTGAGTTGTCACAAAACTTAGATAAGCGAAAACGAGCTTATAAAGCTGAATCAGACCCGCTTTATATGGAATGGCAGTTTGATCAGTCCCCAGAGACCGAGCAAGCATGGCGAAACAAGGTTGCAGAAATAAAAGATAGATACCCACTAATTGATAGCGAGTAATGAAATGCAGTTTAAATAAAGCTGCAAGTTAAAAGGAATTTAATATGAGTGATTTTACTGAGTCATTATCTGCAATGAAGGATGCGGTTAATGAGATGAAGGCAACATCCGAATTCTATGAAGAAAAAAGTAAGGAGGTTTCCAATCTAATAACACAAGTTCAAGATTTATTATCGACTTTTATTTTAGAAGTTCCATCAGGGGATAAATATTTATTATTGTTTCCGTTAAGTGAAGGGGATTTTCAATTTCATGGTTCATTTAGTTTGATGAACTATACATCGCCTTTTGTATGTGAGCTGAATATTAAAAAATCATATAACAGTACTGAAGTTTTTACTTTATCTCAGACAAAGTTCGGAAATATAGGCATGAGTGTATGTTCACTTACATATGAGGGTATTGAGTATTTAGCTTTAAGAAATGATGGCGAAGAAAATCGAGTATGGCGCTTTATGGGGCAATTATCATCAAGTGAATATATAAGATCAGTGGATAAAAATAATATGGAAGAAAATAGTGTTTCTGTCTTCGTCAGCACAGAAGCATTAAATTAAAAACCGAATAATAATCAATATTTTCAAGGATGAAAATTATGAGTGAAATACTTGACGCTATTAGTGCGTTAGGCGAAGCCACGCAAGATATGACTATAGCAAAAGAGTCGTTTGAGTTCATTCGACAGGATGCAAATTTAGCTATTGATGAAGCTGGATCTAAAGTGGATACATATATAAATGGTGCGAGAAAAGAATATAGCCGATTTAATCACTATGTACCTTTGAGTGAAAAAATAACTATATCTGCTCTAGGTTTAAATAAAGAAGAAATAGAAGCATATAGTTATTCACAAGATTCGGATTACACTCCAGAAAATAGTGATGGTTATTTGTGTTTTGCGGATATACCTGAGTTAAATAATGGATTTAGCAATATTACTGTTCCTAATGGCATGTCAGTTTATTTGCATTTACTAATGAATGTCTCTGGATCAAATACAGAAGCAATGTATACCCATATACATTTACTGAGAGAAAATACTGGGCAAAGTGGATATCATTTAGTCTCTGATATTACAGATGCATTTCTTTATAATCATGATGGTGAAATAACTTACCAAGTTGAAGGGAGAAACTGGGGAGATAAGTATAAAGATCGAAATGAACTTAAATTAAGTAATTTTAATAATTATGATTATTTTGCAGCCGGTGCATTAAGAATATTAAATCTAGGTGATAATACTTGTGAAATATTTGGGGTAGGCATTGAGGTGAGGGTTTAAATATGCAACTAAGACAAGGAAGTAAGATTATTTATAGTGGCCGTATTCTAAGCGAAAGTGAAATTATAGTTTATGAAGAGTCTTATGGAAATGTGACGCAAGTGTATTCAAGCTCTGAAGCTTTTATTAAAAGAAAAGCTATCTATAAAGCAGAATCAGACCCTTTATATATGGAATGGCAGTTTGATCAGTCACCGGAGTCTGAACAAGCTTGGCGAGATAAAGTTGAGGAAATTAAGCTTAGATATCCATTGGTTGAAGCATGATTACCCTCATTCTCAACAACACTAAAATCTCTGGCTATGGGGTG